GGCAACTCCTCGGGCTCCACCACGTCCCACCCCATGCCGCGCACGAAGGCGCAGAGGATGGCGTCCTCGTCCTTCGAGTTGCGGAGGCAGTACCGCATGCCCCGAATGGCATCGGGGAGAGGCGGACAGCCCTCGGCTCGCTTGAGGTCGAGGTGGGCCAGCATCTTCGGCAAGTTCTTGAACCGCGCGGTCCACTTGCCGTCCTGCTTGTAGTAGTCGTGCGACGTGAGGTCGATCGGGCCATCCGCCGGGCACTCCTGAATGTCACCCTTGGTGATCACGCCCGTGGTCGCCAACAGCACCACGTCAACGTCTCCAGAGTGCACTTCATCGTCGCCAATGGAATGAGCTCGGTCCGCGCCCGACGCCACGAGAGTGAGCGATCGGATCGGCGAATTCTGCGCTGAGGTGCTCGGGATCCCCGAAGCGGTGATCCCGAAGTGGGTCGGGCACACCAAGTAGCGCCCCACCACCACGACGTGCGCGGAATTGCAGAACGCCTCGGCCATGATCAACTCCCACGACAGCGGACACTCGCGCGAGAGCCTGTTGATCCTCCGCTCGGCGTCATACACAATGGCGTCTCGCGTGACCGACAGGTCCCACCCCGAAGCGTCGGAGCACTGCACCGTAGGCTGGTCACCAGCCACCCACTCGAGCGTCTCGCCAGTGAGCTGGATCCCTGAGTCGTTGTGACCCATGCCGATCCCCTGGCACTTCAACGCGCCGCCTGAGTAGGCGTAGATGTCCTCCTTGTTCTGGTCGCGGTGCGTGAACGACTGGACAACAGCGTCCAACATGGACGTCACCCAGATCATCCTCCAGCGCTTCGACTTGACTTTCCCGTCATCGTGGCCCTCCATCTTGGGGGCCAACTCTTCGGGGTCCATCAGTCCGAGCGTCACCATCGTCCACGGGGCCATGTACGGCAGCCGCGAAGCCTCAGCCATCCTCAGAGCCAGTCGAGCCGACACCATGTAGACGAGCAAGTCGCGGTCGGGTCCATTGGCCCAGACCTGCTTGGGGCCCGGCTTGTAGCGCCCGGACCAGCCAGCTGACTTCGTGCCGTCCATGTTTGCAATGAAGCGGTCGACAAAGTTGCACAGCGGCGTGTCCGTGGGGGCCACGGTCGTCGGATACTGCTCCGTGAACTCGTTGATCTTCGCCAAGAACCCCGGCTGCTCGGTCAACACCTTCCAGTCGCCTGGCATCTGGCGGAGGAACTGGCCCTTGAGGCTCTCACGCACCGCATCCGGCCCAGTGGGCGGGAGGGCGTAAGTCGCTGCTTCGGGCGGCGCTCCGACCATAGCCATGACGGCCTTGGCCTCTTCCGAGACGTACTTGATGGGCGACTTGGTGGACTTCGATGCGGTACACGTGCCCACTGTGCGGGCATGCACGTCGCCCCTGGCATTGTAGAAGGTCTCCCCCTTGAAGGTGAAGTTCTTGTTGCCGGACGTGCAATACTTCATGTACTCTGCCATCCCCGGCTCAGCCAAAATGGCCTCAGCGCCAACGTCCTTGAGACGAAGGAGGGCATCGTAGTCATTGCGGGCCATCCATGCAGTCAGGTCCTGGCGCGCCTCCTCCGTCAAGACGGTGGGCGCGTCGCTCGGGGTCACATCATCAACATGCTGTGCCCACTCGCGCTTACCCCCCGAATGGAGGGCGCGGAACCGAGGTGGGACCTGCACTTGCGGCCTGTCGCGGGACTCGTTGCGCACGGCGGGGGGGGGCAGCTTGGCCACCACCTCAGCCTTGACCTCGGCCTTGATCTCCTCCACTGAAGGAGGGAGACACAAGCCGGACTCGGGGATGGAGAGAGCGCGGAGCTCGTCCTCCAACCCCGGCGGGGGGGAGTGGGGTGCCTCGGAAGCGTCCTCATCGAACGGCAATCCAGAGGCGCGCAGCCATTGCTCTTGCTCGAACATGGTGGCCTCAATGAGGCCCTCTGAGACCAGGGCAGCCAAGGGCTTGTTCTGGGACTTGCGCCCCACCCCTGAGCCCACGAGGCAACTGCGTCGGAGCCACCCGTCCACAACCATGGGGGGATTGCCCTCCTTGCATTGGTACGTGATGAACTCGAACAGCTTCCACGCGGTGCCCGGACTCTCGTCCATGTCGGCCCACGAACGGCCGCGGACAGTGCGGAGAGGAGCGCCAGAGGGAACCACCACCTGTTCGGCGTGGTAACCGCTGCTGCCGCCCGCGTTCTGCAAATTGCTCTTGTGGCCGAGGTCCGAGGCGAACCAGCCGTCCTTGTCCCTGCCAGAAAACGCCTTGTCCGCGGCGAACTCGTTCTCCACGTCCTCGGAATTCTCTGAGGGGACCCAGTCAGACCCTGATCCGTCCTCCTCCATCTCAGCCTCCATTGCCAATCGCTCGGCTTCTTCTTCTGCTGCCCGCTCTGCCTCCTCAATGGCCTTCGCCTCCAGTTCAGCCTGCACCTCTTCTTCGTGCG